GCTTAAGTTGTGTTTAATTATGCATCTTAATCTAATGTTTTAGAAGTTGCTTGTTTTTGTATTTGGGGTTCAATATCCCTTCCGTTTCGCAGCAAGCACCAACATTCTTTCCTTCCTGTATACATTGTGCTGTATGATAGAAAGATTGTTTGTCCGTCTTGCAAATTATGACGCATTCTTCTTTGGGCCGCCCTGCCTCTTTCTCTTCTTTTTGGTCTTTATTGGTTCTCTCACTATTGTACCACTCCTCTGTGCTGTATACCTTGCCATGTCTGATTTTCGTCTCGACCTGGTCAATGTCTGCCACCACTAATTTACCTATTTTGGTTTGGATGTCTTTAACTCTGGGTATTGACATCTTCCGTTCGCTGGATATCTCACGGCCCATGCGCCTCAGGTCTTTTAGTATCTCGACTTTCTCCCAATCCTCATTCGCAATGGTTTTGCTTAGTATGACGTTGACAACATTGTCCGCGCACTCCATCAGGTTGCCATACACTGGCCCTACCACTTCAAGGTCCCCGTAGTCGAGCACACACCCATCAATAGTGAATTGTGCGTCCAGAATGTCTTGTACATCTGTTGTTATTGATAGCCATCCTTTCATTTGCTTCATCAACCAGTAACCTTCCACTGCTGAGAATTTGGTTTCAATCTCTTTGTCCATGTCTAAGGCAATCTGGCATGCCAATATTGCAGGAACGAACTCTATCATGCCAATGTATGACCACATAAACGAGACACATTTTTGCGCCATAACGCTCTTGTATCTCTTCCCGTACCCGTAGGGTTCTATTGATCGCGCAAACCGCCACATGACTATGTCCTCTGATCTGGTTAACATCACTACCCTCTTCCTTTCACCGTTAATAGTGAGCCACATTTTTCTCGCCGTGTGTGATAGGTACATTGGCATTTCTTCATCACGGTGCACTATCAGGTTCTCAGGCTTCAGGACCTGACCTATGTGTTTTGATCTTTCCAGGATCAGCTCACTGTTCGGCTCATTATCCGTGCAATATAGTGAGTCGTCACCGCTGACTGTTATGTAGTCGTCTTGATCACCCCCTGTTAGCCCACGTGTTGCTACATCATGGACATAACACTGATCCGCATAGTTCCTGATGCTGTTACCTGATGTTGTCATGATGTCTCCACTAGCTTGCGCCCCCAGGAGCTTTGCGTGCCCATCACCTTTTAGCGTTACTTGCTTCACGCTTGTTCTCTCCATTCTGCCCAGTGAGTCAGCTATTGCACTTAGTCTCATCTTTGCGTCCCCTATGTGCAACATCAAACGCATGGATACCATTTCCTGTGCAATCATCCTTCTAACTGACTGCCTGCCGTCATATCTGGACCAGTCTGCTTCTACTATTATTTTGAAGACAGCTCTCATGAAAACCAGGTATGGTGCCATGTCCCTAATAGTGTTCACACCCGCGAAGATACGTAGACATTCAAGGCCCTCATAAATTACCTCATTCATCTGCGTGCGCTGGCCCATATCCACCACTTTGCTTGGAACTGTTTGGCCCACCAGTAATCTTGTTTTGTCCTTTGCCAATATCTCATTCTTGATGTACATTTCCCACGCCCACACTTCATCATTTGGGCTCATGCACCTCCTGATCAATGCGCTTCTATGGTTCTTGACAAGATATGTCACAAGGTCAGTTTTGAGCAATCCAGTTGTGGCCCCATAATACCCTATGGTTGAGTTCTGGTTGTAGGCTGAAAAAATTTCTTGTGTCGTGAGTTGTCTTATGATCACACCCTTGTGCGCTGCATTTGATATTATCCTGTCTGTGGCAGACATCAAGTGTGCATACCATTCACTGAAAAAACGTACATTTTCTTTCTTGGGCATTGTGTATTGTAGGGGGATGTATTTGGTCTGCTGTTTGGAACCTTGTGGTGCGTACCTAACGTTGTCTAAAACTGCTAAGCACCAATTGGTCGTCCAGAGTTCATGGCCGATCATCCAACTACCGAATGGCATTGTTTCTATTTCGAATGGTTTCCTGTCTATTTCATGAGTCGTTTTGGGCACCCACTCTCTAATGAACCTGGATTGTAACATTTCAAGACTATTGAGATCGGAAATCCTATCACCCACCTTGACTTGCACGAGCCCCACCATACAGGCAACCGGGTAAATCATATAGGGCACAGCTGCGTTGGCATACATATGGAGTAGGCTCGTGGTGATCATGATTGCTTTGGTAAGCAGATTTGGGACGTGTATCGCGCACATACTATTGATGTATGGCCAATATGCATCCGCATTCGTCAACGTATAGATCGCTCCACCCGCGCCTATTATGGTTGATAACAGGGTAGCGGGGCCTGTTGGCATCACTGCACTGAGTACTTTCATGTGCGTGTAAGTCCCAACCGTGAACGCCACTAGAGACGATAGTGGAGCATATGGGAGGTTGTCCTTCAATGCCCGTTTGGCGTTAGCTGATTGTGTCTCAACTACCGCTTTCTTCCTGCCTTCCTCAAGTGCGCTGTTCGCAAGCATGTATACAGATGTTAGCATGCCGCCCAACAGTCCTACGATTGGTAAGACCAGTCCAATCGATGTGTTGGTCTTCCTCAGTCTGGACTGCATCAAAGAGTATACATCGTTGTAGAAGGATGTCTCAATTCTTCGCATTATCACTCTCTCAATCATTCTAATTGAATTAACGACGACGTAGAGTGCTGCACCTATTGGGTCTGTTGTCAACAGCATTGGCACTGCATTAGCACCACGCGACCCATACGTCCTCATGTACGCAAACGCGTTGGCATCATTATTCTGTACTGTCAACAGTTTTTTCCACGCCAAATCAGTCGTGAACTCACTGTTGATCAGTGTGGCACCCTGCGATAACGACATGTCTAGGAAGGCATTGTGTGGTATGGAAGTTGGGGGCTGTGCTGCAACGTTTACCACCTTGGCTCTCTTGCCACGTAGATGCAATGTGCCTAACCGCGGAGTTGGCATCGGTTGTTTCTCGTACGCACTCTGCACTATTGTGACATATGAGTCATACTGTTTTGATACCCCGATGAGCGCCCCTATCGCCATACATACCCCGCTTATGAACGATTTTGTTAATGACATGCACATAGCGGGTTGCAAATTGACAGTCGGGATATCATATGTTATGTGGTATCGCATCTCTGGTTCATCCACATCGGTGGGTAATCTGCTGATTGCTAGCACAGTAGTTCTGACACCAGGTGTTGCTGATGATAACACTCCGAGCATAACATTATTAGCATCAATCACTGGTGCACCTGAATATCCTGATGGCATTGGTATCAGTGTGGTGCAATATATGGTGCTGTTGGAAACCGCCATGCATCTGATTTGTATGTACCGATTACCCGGTACCAACAGGCGTAATACTTGGCCTATGACAACTTCCCCAGCCAGAGCCATGTATAGACCTGCGCCTACTGCATGCAAGTCGCGATGCTGCATCATGTCAACGCATCCGACCACGTGGCATGCTGTTATGTACTGTCTAGCATCGTTGTTGAATGTGGTTTTAACTCCCATCCTACATTCGTCGGTGTACTCCACTGTGTAATCATATTGGCGCCAGTTGCGTGGTGTAAGTAGTGATATGTCTGAGTGATCTGCTAGATGGAGCACATCACACTTGCCAAATCTGGGCTCCACCAATGGTGCTTCTGGTATGTCCTGTATCATATAGCCTGTGATGATCCGAGCACCACAGCCTATCGCATTTGCCAGCCATGTGACGAACTTAATCATCCTGTATGGTATTGATACCAAGTGCGCTATGAGGTCGACTTGTTCCGTACCACCCTCACTCGCATCACCCGCATTACCACAACCATCAGTCGTGTTGGGCTTGCCATCTATCATCTGGTCAATGCTCCCGTCCTTGGTGTTGGCCAACTGCGTGTTGCCCTCGGGGTTTGGGGGTTCTATTACATCAGGACCTTCCTTACCATAAGACCATGCATCATCTCCTTCCCTGTCCCAGTCCTTCGGGCTCGTCATCATTCTCACCGTGTGTTGGCCATGTCCTGCCGTGTGTGTGTTGCCGTTATGTTTGGTATGCTTGGTTTTGAGCTTGTCCACCAGCTGCTTCCCAACACGTTTGAGGGTGTTGCTGTGGTCTTTGAAGTGTAGTGACATGCTGCCCGACCTTTGTCGCTTCTGGGCCCCTTCACTTTTCTCAATGTCGCGTATGTCTTTCTCCATCCGTTCCATGCTGTCACGGGACGGCATGGACAGTTCCAGGCTGTCGGACAGTTCCTGTGTTGCTGGAGGTTGGCGGGGTGGTTCCAACTGCTCATCATCTACGCCTTCTACACCATCCCCAATGTGGTGGGTACTGGTCTCTGGTGTGTCTGGCGTGCCCGAGGGTACCCGACCTGGTGCGGCACCACTGATGGTAGTCGTACCCATAGTACCTTTTCCTTTACATGGGCCATCGCTTTCACAGCCCATCAAGGGGCGCAATGTGCGTGATGGCGGTTTAATATCGGGTGTTGTGCTGTCAGCGGTATGGTCCTCAATGACTACCGAATCACTGCCCATCAACAGTGGTATGCTTGTTGGTGCTTCCCCAATCTCTGTGTTTCCAACATTGTCACTCGGTGGTGTGGGCGATGTGGGCGTTGGTGCCATGAGGTGGAACGTGAACCCGCCTGATCTGTTAACACCATCACCGCCTATTTCCCTCAGCTCATCTTCTGCTTTTTGGAACATGCGCCTCACCTGAAAATCTCCAGTGTATATTACCACCACGGTGACCACTACCACCATAACAACCATGTTAACAACTAGCTGTGTTGCTGCAAATGCCATCCCAACGTGGTGTGAGTACATGTATAATGCTATCGTTCCTGGTGTACTAGTGACTATGGTAGCCACCACGATACGCTTCACACTAAATTTCCGCTTCACCGCTACCCTAACATCATCAGCCATCTCGTTAACGATGTGCTTGGTGATGAATCTGCTGATTGAATTATCACCCGTGATCTGTCTCAGTCTGTTGGCTGCTGAGCGCGCTATGGCCTCAAAACCGCCATTCACTGCCACCATTGACAGTTGGGACCCGACAACTCCCAAAAAGGTGATAGTTGTGATGCCTACACCCCATTTCATTGTGGTTATCGTTGCCCAAAATACACGTGCTAGCGTGCTGGTACGTTCTCTCTTCTCTTGCTGGGAAATGATAGCATGGAGGATACTTCCAGCCTGATCGTCACTGCCTGATGCTTTCAGTGCAGCAACGAGCATTTTGACTACGAGCTTATCGGTGGATGTGTATCTATCAACCATGAAAACTCTGGTGACTAAGTATAATGCTGCGACGGCCACCGCACAGGCCGCAATGGTCATTGCTGACTTCATTGATGTGTGTTCTCTGTCCATTTCGTTCAGCCGTTTCTCCACCGATTCCAGCCTGATGCACACAATTTCTTTCCATTTACTAATAACACTAGTGGCTCCTTTGGCTATTCCCCTGCATGTGGGATCAACAATTAGCTTCTTGACTACTATGGCGCCAACCGCAATGCATGAACTAACTACCACTGCTTTAATTAAACCGTCGAGGCCCCATAGCGCATTGATGGCACCGGTCAAAGTGTTGGTTGGGCAATATATAGCGTTATACATCTCTGGGTATAATATTGCGCACGCTACTATATTGGCTCTGGTACCCCGCTCACCAAATGCCCATTTGACCAGAGTACCCATTTTGCTATTTGGGCTCGCCATGTTGGCATTGATCACCGTGTTTGACACACATTTTGTAGCCAGTGCTGCCCACATTGCTGCTGCACCAAATGAAATGCTGCATTGCTGGCCCACAGGACCTGATGTGTCCTTTTGTGGCGTCGACTCATCTGTGGCAATGTTTCGTACGATCTCAATGGCCTTTCTCATTGTAAGGTAGAGCACATGAACTAGCCCGAAAACGATAGAGGCTCCAACCATCGTTGTAGTGACCTGGTATAGTATTGATGAACTGGTCATTTCGTACCGGGCAACTAGGCCTATGAATGGTACTATCCGTTTACGACTCCATTCATAATGGTAAATGTATGATATTAGTGATCGGTACTTCTTGGGGTGTGCTACTGCTAATTGCACAAAATATTGGACCAGCGGGTCATTCATTCTACTGGTCTTAGCCATCGTGAGCACCCTACTTATAATCGCTGCAGCACCGACAAGAGAACTAACTACCATGGTTGATGCTACCACCAGTACTGCACCCAATGAAGTCGGGAGTGTGGCACTGTCACCGTTGTTGTACGTGTGATGGAAGGTGTGTGATGCCCTTCTGATTGATGCCACGAGACACGCCATACCGTCCCTGATCTTGTTGGACACGGTCCTAATCCCAGCGATGACCAGGTTCACTAGCACGACTGGGGCTGATGTCACCGCCCACGTTCTGAGTGCGCTCGTGAGGGCGTATTTTAACCGTTCACTCCGTGCTAGATGTGTGAGGAACCTTGTGTGGTCTTCTTTAGCCATTAGTTGTGATACGTAGAGCACCGCCCTTGGTGTACCCAATATGGGTCGTAACATCTTGTACCTAAATGTCCCCATCACAATCGCCTTGGCGCTAGCAAGTGTCACCGGTACAAGGAGGTTTGCACTAAGGCGCCATGCCATGCAAAGAGATGCTGAAGATAGGAAAAGCAGCACACAATTAGTTTGAGTCCCTGTGAACTGCCAATACAATGACGCTACTGATGTCACAAATTTGACCACCACATCACGGATTTTGGTGGATGCATGGCTTAGTTTTGTGGCCAAAGCACGACTTCCCCGCTGAAACGCGGCTATTATTCTGTTGGGCGGTAGTAGGGAAGTCTGGGCACCACTGTCTTCCTCATCATCCATTTCGTCCGCCCCATCTTGCGATGTTGGGTCACCTCTGAACCATAACCTATTGAGGTTGGTCTTAGTACAGCGCTTTTTCAAACTACCTGACATGTTGGGCATCACCATTAACATGCCTGCCACTGCTGTCACTATGGACGTTACCCAGAAGCTGATCGTGCTCATGGTCTGCACAGCACTGATGAGCTTGTATGGCCAAGAGCTACCCTGCTTTTTCATTATACCAACCAATTCCTTTGCCAACGCACTATCTAAGTTCCAGTCTGTGATGATGGTTAACAATCTGCGTGTCATTTCTGGATTGTCGGCTAGTACACGACGAAGCATACTGTCCGTTCTTTCCGGAGTTCGGTTTAATAGAACAGTTCTTGCCAGTACTAAAGAAGTGCTCAGTGCTGCGATTGAGGCAAAGAATGCTACTGCCATCTTGTCCACCAAGGTGGTTGGCGCGCTGTTGTCTTCACTGTTCCTTGCTGTGCTGCTAGGTTCCTTTTTGATCCATTTAATGTATAGTATTCTTAAAGCATCACAACACCAATCCATTGCGCCATCATGCTTGGTGTGCTTACGGCGCTTTCTGTTACGGTTCGATTCGGTGATTCGGTTGAACTTGTCCTTGATGTAGCGTAGCGGTTTGCTAATGGCCCGCTTTAATCCTTCCCACACCGAGCTCAGCCAACCCGTACTAATACGCTCGTCACTAATAGGTCCATCTGTCAAAGTATGGTCCTGATTTTCCAACAAGGGCGCATTCGTGTCTTCTCCATGTCGGCGGTCAGCTGGCTGTGCTGTGCTTCCGTGGTTTGGTTTTATTTCCCCAACATGGCTCATATCTAATGCCTGTTTCCCAACTCCATTGTCTGCATTTGGTTCCTCTGTTGGAATTGGACAGCCACCCTGTGTACCTGCGGCGGTGTTACTTGTTTGTCCGTGGACTTCTGTAATTACACGGCCTAGCTGTTCAACAGTGAACCCTGAGTGGTCATTGTGCCTCTTAATGGTTGATGATCGTGGGCTCATTTGGCCTACCCGCGGTTCAGTTTGTTCTTGCTCACCAACCGTTAAGTTCAATATCGCCCCACGTCTTTTGAGGGTTTTGATGACCCTGTTGAAGCTTCTAATTGCGAGGTCTGATGGTCTGAACTTGTCCGTTGGTAATCTGGTAAGTCTGTTTGCCAGCTCTTTTGACGCCAGTGCTGTACCTTCAGCTCTTTTGAACACACCCTTATTCCTGTATGAGCAGAAATGGTGCCCAATGTATGACAGCCGTAGAGCTGGGTCTGTCTGTGCACGATACTTGAACGCGTCTCTATGGTTCTCTATTATCAAGTCGGACCCTACTGCGAAGATGTCACCCGTTGTTATGACGGTGTCTTCAGGTTCTCTATCATATATTATCTGAATTGACATCGTAGTTCTCTCCCATATACGTGCGACAAGGGTATCGTCAATACTACACGCATATGACATCAATGGTGTCAATGGTGTTGTGATCATCATTGTCCCCACCCTCTCAAGCGTGCTTAGTAACATGGAAGCAATCTCATCTATGCCCGTTATTCTAACGTATGGGGCGAAAATCACACGCTGCTCTAACATTATGGCAATGTCTGTGCATTGAGCATACCTGCTAGCTAACATATAGGCGACCTTCAATATCATGCTGTGTGACTGTGTCCGCAGTAGTGCGTTCAAAGTCCTGATGCGATCTGTGCTCCCAGTGTTGGCTATTAGTCTGGTGAACTCCTCAGGCGTTCTCTGATCAGGCATGACCTTATCCATCTGCATTATGGCAGCAACCGGCGTCATCATTTCCAACAATCCCAATGCCTGTAATGGGCCACAAATTGAGCAGAGGAACGCATTGATGTTGTCATTGCTCATGTCATAGGGCCCGGGTCTGGAGAGTATGTTGACCTCCATCATTGGTAGCAATGTAAATAATGCCATGCTTGCAGCTATTTCTATTCCACCTTCTGCAACAGGCGTATATTTCACTCCAAGCAAGCTACATCCAGCCATCAGCACTGAGTGGTAAGACGGTCTGTGGAATGTGCCTATGACAACGTAATTCTTGCCACCCTCCCTTTTGCTGCAGCAGAACATGTTCATGTTGGCGTGCATCCATGAGATTGACCATCGCACGATGGGTATATCAACATCGTCGTTGATCACATATTTCACAACTTTGATGTATTCAGCGACACTGATTGCGCCCCCTGCTATGTATGACATAATGTGGAAGGTTAGTGAACGCACTAGGCTGGCTGCCCATGATCTAAACAAAGGACTAATCTTAGGATAGACCCTTGAAAACACAAAAGCAGCATCATTATCGTAAGTCGCGGCTGCTGCCACGTTCTCATCTGCACCGCCAAATTGCACGTTATTGGAATGGCTGCCACCATACCCGTCGACTGTGTCAATCATGTGTGACCACTTACTATCAAGCTCAAACCACTCTTTCTCTTTTTCAGCTCTGGCATTCACCATGATGGGTTCACCTTCTAACCTGAAAGCTGCACGCCTGAATTGAGTTGCCAACTGGCACAATAATTCATGCTCAATCATCGTGTTCGTCAATGTCATCCGCGAGAACTGAACGTACCCAACAGCGTAACCAACTGTCATTGTCCCCATGGTAAATTCACGTCTAACTGAGAACCCTGGTGACCGCGACATGACCCACATGTCAGGCAACCCCATCGACGTCATGAGACTCGTGACGAGTGACTGTTGTGCAGGATTGAGGTAATAAGTCTCAGCCCCTGCTGATTTGTACCAATCCACATCACTCGTGTCACGCACCGTCAGCTGTTGGACATCATGCCCATCAAACTGGTGCAATACCAGGTCACCACAGTCAGTTGCTAGAGATAGCTGTGCCAATATTTGTCGTGTGTCCTGTACTCTCTTCAGCTGTTTGTCTATGACGGTGGACATATCAGGTGTGGCTGTCCCTCTGACCTGACTAATGCAATTGTTGTTGCGCAGGGCATTGGCCACTAGGATGGGGTTCTTTTGGACCAGTACTTCCAACCGTATGAGTTGCTCATAACGCAAGCGGATAAATCGCGTTGATGCATGGTCGGACTGTGATACTACCTGCGATATGACGTCACAGAAAGCGCTGAAAAAGTTATCTGTCTGGACCACATTTCCAAAGTCATTCTGCGCGAACCATGCTTCGTTGCTGGTTGTTGACATGGTGTGATACCTGATCCCAACTAGAGCGTACGCTCCACTAAGCAAGTAGTCGATCTCCCTAGTCGTCGCACCAGGATTGGTGTCACACAAAAGCAGGCCCAGCCAATGGCGAGATATTGATTTAATTGATTCAACATAATCATCGTCTGGTACACAGATGTCCAACATCGTGCCGAGTATTACGGCTTTGGTGGTCCCTGTTAGCGACGCAACTATCTTTTCTGTCGAGTCAGTTTTCGGTATCGCGCATGAGATCGGGTTGAATGTTTCAACCTGGGTCAGGCTGGCGCCTAACATGGCCTGGCATGAGTGGCCGACTGTACCAAACGTCAGAACATGTGCCAAAATGCCTATGGCGAAGACATTTTGTGCTTGTGCACAGGTCCTGCCCATCCCTGTCAGCGTCACGACAATGCCGCCTTCCTCCATCACCATACCCAGCCATGATGCTGTTTTGAGCATTGGTTTGCACTTGTTTGTGCTACCCCTAACGTCTGGGCATATGGCCAAACCGGGTTCTGTGTGGGAATGTACACATAACTGACCCTTGGTAACCTTTACTGTGATGGTATAGGAGTCATCTCCCGTGGATATTAGCTTTTCCATCACTCTATTAGCTTCGGATTGCTCCAATTGCTTCAGTGCGCGGCGTCGCTTCCTGTCCGTCCCACGCTCAGCCTTTGGTGGTGCTAATCGCTTGTCCTCATCCGTGGCCATACCTCTATTAGCCTTCTTATGGGGCTGTTTTGGTAATGAGCGACGTGCATTGCCTGCCATTTGTGTCTTTTGGCAAATCGACCAATATGACGTGAACATGCGGCTCAGGCACACGCAGTCGTCCTCATGCGCACAGGGTGGAGCGCCACTCGGGCTGCAAATCTCGGAGTGGCACAGCGTGGTGTGTAATTTAAGGTGCGTGTTCAATAGCCAGATCTGAACAATGTCTATTTCGGCAGTCGTTAGTACTTTACCAGCAGGGCTAGTGATGGTAATGGCGGATAGTTCTTTGATTGCTCTGGTAAGGTTGTCGTTAAAGCGGATGAATTTGTTAATTTCCGTCATTTTAAC